CGATGACGTTTACAACTACGCCGATCTTTCTACTGCTACCGCGGCGACTATCAATCAGCTTCGGCAGGCGTTCCAGCTGCAGAAGCTTTACGAAAGGGATGCTCGTGGAGGTACGCGCTACACTGAAATTATTCGTTCTCACTTTGGTGTGGTGTCTCCAGATTTTCGTCTTCAGCGTCCTGAGTACTTGGGTGGTGGTTCTACTCCTATCAATATGGCACCTGTGCCTCAGACGGCTGGCACGGGGGCTTCAGGGACTTCTACTCCGCAAGGGAATCTTGCGGCTGTGGCGACCTTCTCTCACTCGGGTGTAGGGTTTACCCATTCTTTTACCGAGCACGGAGTGTTGCTCGGTCTTCTCTCTGTTCGTGCGGATCTCACCTATCAGCAGGGTCTTAACCGGATGTGGACTCGTCAGACGCGGGCGGATTTCTATTGGCCCGCTCTTTCCCACATCGGTGAGCAGTCTGTTCTTAACCAGGAGATCTACTTCACCGGTAACGGTGCTTCAGGCGACACGAATGTGTTCGGCTATCAGGAGCGGTACGCGGAGTATCGCTATAAACCGTCTCAGATTTGCGGCGAGTTCCGTTCTACTTACACAACGCCGCTTGATATGTGGCATTTAGCTCAGAAGTTTACTTCTCTTCCTACTCTCGGAGATACGTTCATTAAGGAGAATCCTCCTATGTCTCGTGTTTTGGCTGTTACGTCTCAGGCGCAGTTTCTTTGTGACGTTGCCGTCAATCTTCATTGTGCCCGGCCTATGCCTGTGTACAGTGTCCCGGGCCTCATCGATCATTTCTAATTTTTTTTTGGTCGGCTTCGCCGACCAGGAGGTGTTCCATGTGGAATTTTCTTGGTGGTGCCCTAGGAGGACTGGGAGGCTTTCTAGGGGGTTTGTTCGGTGGCAATTCGCAGGTCGAGGCGGCTGACAAGACGAATGCCTCGAACCAGCTTATTGCTCAGCAGAATCGGGATTTTCAGGCCAGTATGTCGAACACCGCGCATCAGCGCGAGGTGGCCGACTTAAAGGCTGCAGGTCTAAACCCAATTTTGTCTGCTAGTGGTGGAGGTTCTTCCACTCCGTCGGGTTCCGTGATTCCGAATCAGAATCCGGGTGTGTCTCCTATTGGTCAGGGGATCCAGCAGGGGATGAGCTCAGCCATCCAAATGCTGGGTGCGCTTAAGGATGTTCAGTCGAAGGATCAGCAGATCTCGCTGCAGAAGGCTCAAGAGGTAGGGACTAGGTCCCAGAGCTCTCTTACGTCAGCGAAGGAAGCGGAGACTCGAGCTAACATCCCAGGTGTGAAGGCCAGATCCATGCAGGCCATGGATGAGTCAGCGATAACGAGCGCTCGTGCTGCGAGTGCGGGTTATGAATCGCAAGCTCGTATAGCGGGAGCGAAAGCGGATATTTCTCAGGCAGGGGCCGACAAGGCCAGGGCCGAGATTGATCAGAAGGCGGCCGTCTACGACGGCCTGTCAGGTCGTATTTTTCAGGCTCTGGAAGGCATTACAAACGCGGCACGTGCGGCGAAGGGGTTCCAAGGCATTGGGCAGAGCTCCGATCAGCACATCATGAATAAAGAGCGCCATCTGCGTCAGCAGGGCATCTACGGTACGGAGGTCAAATGACAGCTCGTGTTATAGGGTATTTCGATGAACGTCCGAGTCCAGGGGTCAATTTTCATTCTCCAGATAAGTGCAAGAACCCGGAGTGCGAGGACCATCGTACGCTTCAGCACTTCAAGGATGAGTGCGATATCAACGTGATTCTCAGGCGCGCAGAGGCGGCTGGGAGGCTTCAGGAGGTGCTTGCTAAGCCTCAGGAGGTGTACGGGGACACCACGAGTGCCCCGGACTTCATGGCGGCTCAGGAAATCGTTCTAAAGGCCAACGACCAATTCATGTCTCTACCGGCGGATGTGCGAAAGCTTTGCGACAACGACCCGGCGGTGTTTTTGGAGAAGGTCAAGGACCTCGAATGGGCGCGTGCGCATGATCTTGCGCCGAAGCCCAAAACGGGAGAGCCCCTCCCGGTAGCTCCCCCTCTTGCGGGCGGGCAGCCCGCTGTCTTGACCGATACGGTCAACAATCCTCCGAAGAAGTGAGGGTGTGGGAACAGTTACGTCTCTTGATGTAACTGTTCCCACTGACACCGACCTGGTGCATGATGAAGGCACAAGGAGGTGTCTATATGGCTGGTAAGCGTCGTCCGATGTCTCGGAGACAGAGCAAAAAGGTCTTCCGTCGGGGTGCGAAGGTGCACCCGAAGAACGTTCCCATCATGCCCATGCGTGGCGGGATCAGGCTCTGAAAATAAAACGGCCCGGGCAGTGGTAGTGCCCGGGCCTTATCTATGTGAAGGGAGGATTCCCCTTTGCCCTGTTATAGGCCGTTGCAGGCTTGGCGTCAACCCGTGGGTAAGTACGGCGAGCTCAAGCTCGTCTTTTCCAATCCAAATCGCGAAGCGGAGGCGCTGAAGCTTCCTTGCGGTCAGTGTATTGGGTGTCGTCTCGAGCGCTCGAGACGTTGGGCCGTTCGTCTCATGCACGAGAAGCAGTTGCATGAGAAGAGCTGTTTTTTGACCTTGACTTACGATGACGAGCGTTGTCCAGTGGACGGGTCATTGAAGGTTGAGGATTTCCAGCTTTTCATGAAGCGACTACGTCGCGGGAGTGGTAGCCCGTTGCGATTCTTTCACTGTGGCGAGTACGGAGAGACGACTCTCCGGCCTCACTATCATTGTTGCCTTTTCGGCGAAGATTTTTCTTCAGATCGTGTGTACTACAAGACTTCCTCGGCTGGTCATCCTCTTTGGACGTCAGCTAAACTTACGGAGGTTTGGGAAAATGGACACGCAATTATTGGGGACCTTAGTTTTGAAAGTGCCGCATACGTGGCTCGATACTGCCTTAAGAAAGTCACAGGGCGTGCACGTGACGCACATTACGGTGGTCGTCGGCCCGAATACGTTACGATGTCCCGTCGACCAGGTATTGGTGCATCCTGGTTTAACAAATTCAGAGCTGACGTGTTTCCTCGAGACCGTGTTGTTATGCGGGGGCGGGAAATGGTACCCCCTCCCTTTTACGACAAGCTTCTGGCGAAGGTTGATCCCGAGCTCCACTCGATCGTTAAAGAACGTCGCGTGGAGGAAGCGGAGAGGGCCGCAGAGAAAGGATTCGTCGAATTCGTAAATTCTCCTGACTTCGGTGTTTCGAAGCGGGCTTCTCCCGACGGCCGCCGCCGTGTCGAGGAGTTGTGTAAACAGGCGGCTGTGAAGCAGTTGAAGAGGACTCTATGAGGCTTAAAGTATTTTGTGTTTACGATAGTAAGTTGAAGGTGTGGGCGACTCCGTTTTTCGATCGTCACGCCGGTTCCGCGGTTCGCGGTTGGGAGGAGCATGTAAACGATGGGCAGTCGATGCCGTCGAAGTATCCTAACGACTACACTTTGTTCGAGCTGGGCGAGTTTGATGATGATTCTGGGAAGTTGATTGGGCATTTGGCCGCCATCGAGCTTTGTACTGCGGTTCAGGCGAAGCAAAGGGCGGTGCGTGAGGTTCCTGGAGCTCAGACGGATTTTATTGAGGACGCTGAGGCGGCGCGCATGCGGACGAAGTCCGCGGTTGCCGGTCCTCGCCAGGCCTGAAAGTTCGGGGCGCACGGAGGCGCCCCGATTGGTCTAGGCCCACTCTTTGCGGACTTGTTCAAGCAGGATCTTGCGGAGTGTTTCGAGCGGCGGGGCTTTAGCTTCGGTGAGCACGCAAAGTAGGGCTACGATTTCGAGGAGAGTGAGTTCAATTTTAACTGTTTTCATACAGGTGTCCTTTCGATTGTAGGGCTGAAGCGCCCCTTCGCAGAAACCAGGGGCCTGCAAGACCGAATGAGGGACGCTATCATGGAGAGATACAATGTTTGCTAACCCGACGAGACATACTAATCAGCATAGCTTTGCGCAAGTTCCCGCCGCGAACATCCCGCGATCCGCTTTTAACCGGTCGCACCAGGTGAAGACGACTTTCAACGCCGGCGATATCATTCCGTTCTACGTCGACGAGGCTTTGCCAGGCGATACGTTCAAGTGTGGCGTCACTACTTTCTGTCGTTTGACGACGCCAATTACACCGATGTTAGATAATCTGTATTGCGACGTTTTTTTCTTTTTCGTGCCGAACCGTTTGGTGTGGAGTCACTGGGAGAAGTTCAACGGAGCTCAGGACAACCCAGGTGACTCTACTTCTTATCTTGTCCCTCAGGTGACCCTGACTCGCGCCGCCGCGGTCAAGGGCAGCCTTTGGGACTATTTCGGGATCCCGACGTCCGACGGGACGTCTCAGTGGACGGCAAACAACATGCTGCCCAACGCTCTTCACTCTCGGGCTTATAATCTAATTTGGAACCAGTGGTTCCGTGACCAGAATCTCCAGAATTCGGTGACGGTCGATACGGGTGATGGTCCAGATACGGCGGCAAGCTACGTGATTAAGCAGCGCGGGAAGCGCCACGATTATTTTACGAGTGCTCTGCCGTGGCCGCAGAAGGGGCCGGCGGTGACCGTGCCCCTGGGCGATAAGGCTGTTCTTAAGTCGACGGGCTCTAACAACGAGTTTTTTCTCAAGGACCCGACGGGTCCGGGTACGGCGTACGTCAATCATGAGTCGAGTGGTAGTGGGTCGCATATGTACAACAGTGCGTTCTCGGGCTCGATGTCGGGTGTGGCTGCGACCCTTCGTCATTTGACGACGAGCGATGACGTTTACAACTACGCCGATCTTTCTACTGCTACCGCGGCGACTATCAATCAGCTTCGGCAGGCGTTCCAGCTGCAGAAGCTTTACGAAAGGGATGCTCGTGGAGGTACGCGCTAC